GCTCGCCGTCCGGGCCGGTCTGGCTGCGGAAGCGTTCGCGGGTGCTGTTCTCGCCGAGGAAGGCGATGTCCTGGAGCAGCGGCTGCGGATCACCACCGAGCCGGCGGATCTGCTGGAACAGGCGCTGAACCTGCGGCAGGTTGTGGCTGAGGCGGATGCTGACGGCCATCAGATGAACCCCCGGCTATTGTCGCGGGCGAACACCAGGGCACCGCTGACCATCTCGGCGCCGGCCGAGGGCTGCGCGGTGCTGCCATCGCTGGCCAGGCCCAGCTGGACCTTGCCGGCGGCGACGTCCTCCAGGAAGCGGATGGAGTCCTGATAGAGGGCCTTGACCTGGTCGGGCGCGGCGTCGTCGAACAGCACGAAGCGGGCGATCTGGCAGGCGATGCGTTCCAGGACATCGGGTGTCTGGCTGAGCGGCAGCTGGTAGCGACCGCCCAGGTAGGTGTCGATGGTTTGCTCGGCGTCGCCCAGGGCGCGTTCGACCTTGGCCAGCGCCGCGGCAGCTGCGGCCTGCTCATCAGGCAAGAAGCCGGAGAGATCACCCGCCGCAGCGGCGATGCGCAGCAGCTCGCCGTCCACCAGGGGCGGCAGGCTGGCATCGGCACGTTGGGCGATCTCGTCCGCGTTGTAGCGGGCGAGCAGCTGGAGGGCGCTGGCGTAAGGCATGGCAGTTACTCTTCAGCCGAGAAGGTGCACTGCTCGACCTTGAGCAGCGGGTCGGCTTCCAGCGCGGCGAGTTGCTCGTCGCTCAGCACGCCCTTGGCAAAGCCCTGGCCAACCGGGTCGAAGCAGAAGCCGGCACGGCAGCGGCGGCCGACCGTGGCACGCACGTAGACGCCCTCGACCTCGGTTGCTGCCTCGGGCTGCTTGGCAGTGCCGGCGGGTGCGGCAGACTCGCTCGGAGCCGGAGCCGGAGCCGGAGCCGGAGCCGGAGCCGGAGCCGGAGCCGGAGCCGGAGCCGGAGCCGGAGCCGGAGCCGGAGCCGGAGCCGGAGCCTGGGCTTCGGTAGCGGTGGTCGGCGCGGTGGCAGCCGGCTGCTCGGTGCCCGGTACGGGTGCCGGCGACTCGGTCGTCGAGCCCGGCGTGGTTTCCGGGATCTCCTGTACGGTCGAAGACGGCTGCGGCTCGGTGACGGGCGCCGATTGCGAGGCCTTCGGGGCAGCGGGTTTCTTCGCGGCCATGTGTCAAATCTCCTGCAAAGTGGCCATCCGTGGCCGTGGCGATCAGTTCACCCAGGCGCTGTCGAGGATCTCGACCAGGCCGTAGTTGGGGTTGGTGGCGCCGCCCGCCATGCGCTCGGTACCGACCACTTCCTTGGCTGCGGCGCGCAAGTTGGTGGGCACCACCAGCACGGTCGGCTTGAGGTTGAGCGGGCGGCCGCCGTCGGCCTTGAAGCCGCGCATGGCGTCGTAGGCTTCCTGGAAGCTGGCGGCGTCCAGCGGCTTGGTTGAGCGCACGGCCATCTGCCAGAAGCCGAAGCCGGCGTTGTTGCGCGCCCGCACGCCGTAGCGGAATTCGTCAGCGGTAAAGACCTGCTCGTCGTCGAGCTTGGTCATGCTGGTGAATTCGGGCTTGGTGCGTTCCTGGTAGATCAGCGGCTTGAGTGCGCGGCTGGTGTCCAACAGGTACCAGGCCGGGCCCGGATCGGCCGCCGGGGCGAAGCTGTTGGCCACGGTGGCGGCGACGCCCGTGCCGTCGACGTTCGGGTAGACCGGGTGGTCGGTGTCGAAGAAGTTCTGGCCGTCGAAGCACAGGCTGGTATGGCCAGCCTTGAGCAGCGCGAAGATCAGTTCGTCCGGGTGGGAACCGGCGGCGCGGCCCATTTCGGCGAACAGCGGGCTGTAGATGCCGACGTTGTCGTCCTCGATGTCGGTGCGCTTCACGCCGACGGTGGACTCGAACAGCTTGTTGCTGATCTGGTAGCCCTGCGCGGCCATGTCCTTGACCACGCGATCGCCGATCCACTCGCGCAGCTGCGGGAACTGGCCCAGCCAGCCGTAGGTGTTGCTGGCCGAGGTAGAGTTGACGACGGTGGCGAGCTTCTTGAACTCGCTCGGTGCAGCTTCCAGGGCACCCTGGAAACTGGCCTGGAAGCCGGTGCGCAGCGCGACCAGCAGGGCGGGGGTAATGACGGCCATCTATCAGGCTCCTTTGGCTTTGGCGAAGGCTTCGGGCGAGAGGCCGGTTAGCGCGGCGGCTTGCAGCTCCACGTCGGAGAGGCCGTGGGGGTTGTCCTGCGGCTGCCGTCCATCGGTCTGGCGACCCTTGAGCGCGGCGATCGCGGGGGTTTTCTCCAGGTAGCCCTTGAGCGCGGCGAGGTTGGTCTGGCCCAGCTCGCGCGCCCAGCTCTCCTGGGCCGGCAGCAGGCGCCCGTCTTCAAGCCCGGCTTTCACCAGCTGGCCGACTTCGCCCTCCACCTGGTTGGCCTTGAGCGCGGCGATGTCCTGCTTGAGCGACTCGACCACCTCGATCGGGGCGAACTTGGCCGGGTCCGGCTTGGTTGTGGCTTTGAGGGCGGCGAGCGACTGCTGCAGGTCATCCGCCTTGGAGGCGTTGGCCTTCAGCGCAGTGAGCGCGGTCTGGATGTCTTCATCGCTGGCGTCCGAAGACAGGCCCAGCGCCTCGATCAGTTGTTCTCGGTTCACACGTTGGTTCTCCTGTGCGGATGGGGCGGCCGGGATGGCCAGTTCGAAGCGGGCAGCCGCCAGCGCCGGCAGGGAAGCCATGCCGTCGAGTGCGGGGTAGTTGGTGAGACCGACGTGCAGCAGCTCCAGGACTTCGCCGGTCTGCTTGTCGTAGGTGAAGACGGGGGACAGGTAGCGGTATTCGCGTGCCGCCAGCATGGCGCTGGCTTTGTCGGTCCACTGCACGCCGGTGGCGAACAGGCCCTGACCCTCGCGCCACTCCAGACCGCTACCGGAGAACCACGCAGCGGCCGGAGCCGGCAAGCCGTTCTCGGCGCTGTTGAGGGTCTGGTGTTCGTAGTCGATGACGACGTCGGTGGCGCGGGCTGCGGCTTTCGCGATCAGCCGCTGGGCGACCTGGGCGTCGATGAACCAGGCGCCGGCCGCCACATCACGCGGGCGACCGTCGCGGGCCTTGAAGGCGCCGACCGGGAAGAGCTGGATGGCCGGACCCTCCGCCTGGATCTCGAAGATGCAGGCGGCGATCGCGGCGGTGGGGGAGGCATTGGTCTTCATGCCGCCAGTGTCGGCGGCATGAACAGGGTATTACAGGCTGAGGGGGTTCAGTGGGTTACTCTGCCATGATCTTTTCCCACTTGTAGTTGCAGTAGCCGCACATGCCTTCTAGGCACTGATCTTCTACGTTCAAGGGCTCTTCGCACCATTTACAACGGGTGTATTCCAGCTCATAGAAGCAAGCAGCGCACACCTTTTCATGTACCAAGAAGGCGTCGGCATTACAGTCAGGACAGCTCTCAGTTACGGGCCCGTCACCATCCTTGAATCGGCAGTAGTTTTCTCCCGCCAAAGAGTCCGACACTGCGGGGCCAATTACGTCTGCGTACTCGGAGCTCTCGTTGCAGCTGCTGCAGACGAACTCAATCTGATCTCGTTGGGCATGAATGTCTGCCGCGCGGATGAGTTCTGATTGGCAGCTGGCGCAACGCATATCCTTGACCGCCCCAGCCACCTCTGGAAAAGGCCATGCCACACTCGAAAGATTGGCGCGACAAGCTTCTAGTTCCGCATCATAGATCGTGGCAACTTCAAGCATGAGCGCCCAACATTCTTCTCCCAGCAGATCGACTGGCTCTGAATCGAGATGCGGCCGGCAAAACTGCATGATGAGGTGTAGGGAACTGGCAACAGCTTCTTTTATTCGCTCAGAAGGGAGGCGGCTGAAGTAATGCTCGATGTCGTTACGGATTGCCTGCAGCTCCTCGAGGCGTTTCCACTCGATTCCCGCAACACCTAGCGCTTTAAGCCTTTCGGTTATTTCTTGAACATCTACTGTTTTTTTGCCCCGACCGACCCACGTGATTTCACCCGTCTCAGCATCACGCTTGGGCACTATCTTTGTCTTGAGAAGGACCTCGTCTGAGTCATCGGGGCTAAGTTCTTGAAGCTTGTGCTTGAAGAGTAGAAGAATGCCAGCGTACAGATTGCGAATGGTGGACAGTACCCTTCGCGGATCTTCGCTGTGGAAATCCTCCATACCGATCTGGATGGACTCAATAGCATTATCGAGGATCGACATTCCTTTTGCCTCCCTGAAAAAGCTTAAGTCTACGACGTTAGAAGCCCGTTAGCCGCTCCGCTACGCAACTCGAACACTTAATCCATCCCCACGGTAGCCGTGCAGCGCTAATCGCCTCGCCAGCGCGCTCGCAGGCGTTCTCGCTTTCTACCGAAGCAGCCGCACAAGACTGCGAACCACGACAGCCGCCTCCGACCGCTCGACCGTCAGCAGAAGCGCCGAGCCATCTGCCTGCTCTAAGCGGTACAGGAGGCTGCCATCGGCCTGCTGGATCGGCGTGCCAGTGTCGAGGATCTGTTGCACCAGGGCGTAGTCCTCGATCACCACGTTGGGCTGGTTGGCCAACTGGTCGAGCAGGACCGCCTCGGCCAGCAACACGACCGCCGCCTGGGTACCGAACTGCTGTAGGCCGGCCGGGTTGAGGTGGGCCAAGGGGAAGCGCCCAGTCGGCTTGCGGTACCACTCGGCGAAGGCCTCGCCCTGCACCAGGTCGGCGATGGCCGAACGGGCGACGGCTGCCGGTGCGGCTTCGAGCTTGTCGACCAGGTGCTGGACGAGGCTGCCGCGCCGGCCGCCCGGTGGGTAGTGGAAGGCGGGATGCACGCCGGCCGGGATCTGCTGGACCTCGCCGGTGCGGGCGTTGACGTAGGGCGTGGTGGGCACGCTGGGCGACTCGCCCACCTCCAGCCCGCGGCGCTGCAACTGCGCGGCGGTCAGGGCGAAGACGCGGCACTTGCAGCCCCATTCCTTGACCGGCATGTGGTTCTGCCAGAAGGGATCGTCCACCGGCAGGACTAAGCCGTCCCAGGCCTTGTGCTGCAGGCGCGGATTTTCCGAGTTGCCGCCGTCGTACTGCAGGT